TGGTCTACCTCTTTTCGCCATCTTCGTATGTTTTATAGACTTTGTGCATATTCGTGTTTATTTCTCTTAGGCAACTAGCGCAGTTTGTCACCTGTTGGTTTGCAGTAAATACTCTATTATAAATACTCAGCATGTGTCTTTGTTCGCTTGGCTTCATTACTTGTCTTTCTATTGCATACCATTCCTTAAGCCATTTGTATTCGTCTTCTTGTAGGCATAAAGGTTTTTTATATCTAAACAAAGAATTTAATTTATGCTTACGTTCTTCACACCCACAGTCATCACCTGCTAACCACTTGACCGCTTTTTTTATTCCTGTGGCTTCTGTTATTTTTTCTATTGTGTCTCCTAGACCTTCTGACTTCTTTTTAGTCGTTCGTTTTTTTGTTGTCTTTTTTTTCATCTGATTTATTTATTAATAATCGTAGTTGCATAATTTCGTCTATAACCTTTTCGTCTTCATAGACGTTACCACTAAACTTATCTTCAAGTCTTTTAATTTCTGCTTTTATGTCTTTTATTCGCATAAGTGTTCGTAGTCATCGTTTACATAGTCTTCGTAGTCTTCGCCTACGTTTATTCGTATTTCGTTCTTACAATACTTCAACGTCTGAAATATGCTACTTGTGCTTATTCGTGTTTCTTCAGAAAGTTTTCTTATTGACTTACCACTTTCACGATACAGGTTAAACAACATTTGATCGTACCAATGCCAAGTTTCTACTTCGCTATCTATTTTTTTGATTAAAGAAGTAAAAGCTTCTGTTTCTTCTATGTAGTCATATTCTACGCCTAAGTTGTACACTTCTTCTATATTAACTTTGTTTAGCTTGTTTTGTTGTTTACGGTAGTCATACACTAAATTGTAAAGTACACACCTTATGTAGTATTTGTTTACTGTTCCGTCTTCCTGTAGTATGCGTTCCGGTGTACAATACTTACTAATCTTTATGTACATTTCTTGTACTATGTCTTCAGCTAAGTCATCAACACCTAAACTTTTTACAATTCGCAAATAGTCTTCGTGGTGTTGTGCAACTTTACTAAGCCATTTCATTGATTAGTATTTAAACAAATGTAGTGATTATTTTCTAGTAGTGTAAAGACGTACTTATTAACGAAACGTTGTGAATAAAAAAAAGCACCCATTTCTGAGTGCTTCACCTAAACAACCTAACCTAATCTAAAAAGGTAAATCAGTATCGGGTAAGTCTTGTGGCATATTCTGCTTTGGTGCTTCTGCTTCTTGTACTGCGCTGTAAGGTTCTGAAAACTTAACGCTAAAGTATTTCTTACCGTTCTGTGATTCGTTTAACCATACTGCAAGGTCTTTAACTTTGCCGTCTATCATTGCCTTACCTTTGTAGTCCGGGTGTTGTTCCGTCTTTTTGTAGTCGTTCTTAAAAATCGCACCTGTGTTGTCTTTCTGTTCCATTGTTATTTATTTTAAAATTGTTATTAATCCTTTTTGTTTCTTAAAGTATAACATAAATTCTATGTCATTAGTAGAACCTTCTCTTGGCGTTCTACCTCCTGTTATACCTTTAGCATGTAAAGTATTTACGTTGCCGTATATTATAGCATCTTCGCAGTCCCATACAATAATGGGTGCTTTTGTATCGCATAGCTTGACAATCTTTCTTGCAGCTACAGGTAACGGATAGCACTTATTTAGCGTTCTATTTCTGCCTTTGACTTCTGCATAATATATTTTTCCTTCTTTCGTTGTTATTTTAAAGTCTACATCGTTTTCGCCAAGCTTTTCATATTTTGCACCGGTTCGTTCGCAAAGTATTTTAATTGCCTTTTCTTCTCTTGACAAATCGTCTTCATTTTCAAATCGTGTACTCATTTTATTGTTTTACTTAATATGTATGCGCTTAACGTCTTTCGTGTGCGCCTTGCCTTTTCTGTTAAAAGCTTCTTTTGTTCGTCTGTTACTCTTATGTGAATAACTTTAGTTTTTCGTGTTTTCGTTGTCTGCATCGTTCTCGTTTAGTTCTTTAATAATTAGATCAACACCTTCTATGAAATCTATCTTTCTGCTTTTGATAAGCATAACAGTTTCGTTTATTGCTTCCCTGTCTCCTATGACATAGCCAAGTTTACTTAGAAGTTGTTTTGACTCTTGTTCTTTTCTTTTTAGTTCCCTGTAGTGTTCAAATATTTGATTGTCCATAATTAACTTATTAGTGTTTCGTAATACTTTCTACAGTCTTCTATTCTGTCGTATATGTCTTTTATTACTTGTTCGTCACGTTCTATAACAAAAGTTTTTATTCGTTTTTCTGCAGGTATGTTGTCAAAGTTGTGCTGCGCTTCAACGTGTTCACGAAGTTCATCACTTTCATCTATTAAGTGTTCTTTCCAATGTGCTCTGCGTACTTCGTCTTCTACCATAAGTTCCGGTGTGTTTACTAAGCAATAACATAAGTAAGCTTTAGTCTTCTGAGTAAGTGCTAGGTAACCTTGAAGCTGAAAATAATATTCTTTGTTAGGTATTTCTTCAGCAAAAAACGGAAAGGTTGTAGCATCCCAAGAAGACTTAACGTCTAAAACTATATCCGTGTTTACATCCGGTGTACCTGTCAAGTAGTCGTTTTCGAAGTGTTCTTCGTTCTTGATCATAAAACCTAAGTCTAAAACGCTTTCTACTAACTTTATTGCATCGTCTTCTACTTGGTTGCCTTTGTCCGTGTATCTACTGTTAAACTCTTTACGCTTACCGTACAATTCTTCTACTGCAAGTTCCTGTAAGTATGTCTTACAGGTCTTGCTTAGTGTTTCTGTTTTACTTCTACTGTTGGTCATTATCTTACCAATAGAAGAACATCTAATCTTTAGCATAATTCAAGTGCTTTAGATTGTACGTTAGTTAGTGCAAACTTGTCTGTAAGTTTGTCTTTTGTAATCTTACCTTCTTGTACCGCTTTTAACGCATCTTTAAAACGTTCTTTAGATAGCTTGGCTTTCTTAACTACAGGTACTTGCTCACCTGCTGCATCCGTGTCTTTGTCAGTTACTAAACCAAGTGCAGAAGATAGTGCATAACGTCTAAAGTAGGTAACGCCACTACCGAAACTTTGGTAGTCGTTCATACCTTTTAGTGTTGCTTGTGGTATAAGTGTGTTTGATTCTAACGTTTCACCACTTTCAACGTGGAAGATAATAGTGTTTAGGTAGTTATCTTCTTCGTGTGTGTTAATTAGTTGCGTAAATCCTAATCCGTGTTTTTCTAGTAGTGGATTAATCTTGTCAAAGATTGTAGGTAAGTCTGCATACGAATAGCCATAACCTTTTGTGCCTTTGAATATTGGCTTTACTTCTTGCTGAAAAGCTGCAAGTGCTTTAAATATATGTTTCATAGTGTATTAAATTAAGTGTTTGTGTATACAAATATAGTGTTTTATTTAATATCTTTTACTTTTTGTTTGTACAATTCTATAATGTCTTTTAATTCTTCTCTTGTGTACTTGCGTGTCTTGTGTGCTTCTTCGTGTAGGTTTATTAGTTCTTCGCCTCCTATTCGTTTTTCTATACCTATTTGGTAGTTTAGTAAGTTTCCGTGTTTGTGTTGGTTGCACGCTACGCATTGTCCGTGTACGTTTCTTTCGTCAAATGTTACTGCTTTGTGCGTTCCGCTGCTGAAATAGTGTCCGGCATCAAACTTGCCTTTTAGTATTGTGTCGCAGCTTATGCACTTTTTGTTATGATCGCGCTTACGAATAAACGAATTAAAATACCGTTGTGCTTTTTTAGTTAAACTTTGAACAGTTTCTAAAGATTCCTTTAGTTCTTTTTTTTCTTTCTTCCAATTCTTGACCTTTGCAGTTTCTACCCATATTTTAACGCATTCAGACTTAAAGCAATATTTTTGGTTAAAGTGCTTTGCTTCGAATTTCTCTTTACAGTTTTTACAACGTGGCATTAAAATAGTTTTGCTTGTGTTGTTGGCTTGTATGAAGCATCGTATCTTTTGTTCTGACCTTTTGGGTATGGTTCTATTTTATAATTCAATTCTTTTTTAAATGCTTTCTTGTCGTTTTTAGTGCCTGTAAAATAAATATATCTATGCTTTCTACTTCTTTCCACTAATTCGTATTCGCCATTTTGTTCGTAAGCATTATTATGCCTTCCGTGCTTATTACTTCCTTTTAATTTTTTATCTACATCTTTACGGCTTAAACCTGTATAAACCCAATTAGTAGCTTGATAAATATATCCGTGATGGTTTTGCGCAGTATCTGCATAACTAACTATTATAAGTTTGGGTAGCATTTTTAAAGCATTTGATACAAAAAAACTTAAAACATTTTTGCCTAAATTATCATTAACGCACAATCTATTTAATTCATAAACATACTTACTGTTTTCTTTTCCACAAACGCCATTACATAAAGACGGAGAAGCAGGTTTACCAAAAGTACAAACGCCTTGTAGAACATTATTAATATTAAACAAACCAAAGCTATAAGATATACTACACATTCTTTTAGCGTAGTGCTTATTTAAAAGCCAATCTTTGCATTCGTAAGAGTCTATACTTTTTACTGAATATCCTTTCATTCGTCTTTTTGAAATATGTAAACTTCTTCTACGTTGCAATCTATGTTAGTGCATAGGTGTACGTTTATTATGCCTTCGCCTTCCAAATTAAAGTCTTGGTATTCGTGTTGCTCTTGCCATTTTATTGACTCTGTGCATTGTGGGCATTTCATATTAAAAAAGTTTAGATTTATATGTTTTTTTTTCAATAATATATTTACTCCATTGTTCCGCCATCGCTTCCGCAATCCCCTTAAAAGTTTTGCTTGCTTCAGTTGCGTTTTTTGCTACTCCTCTGCTATATGACTGACCTCTTTTTTTACCTCCTGTGTTGCTTGGTAAAAACGTAGTCCATTCCGTAAGAACATTAGTGTGTTCTAATGGGGGCAAGTTTTTAAGCCATAACAAAGTCCGCTTACTATATGGGTGACCAAATTGATAGGGTTGTATTGCTTGACTGTGTGGCGGCAATTCAACACATTTTAAAGGTGTCGGATTCTCTACCGCTACATATTTACAAGGCGCATTATATAAAGCCATAAAAAAATTTTTCGCCTTTAGAGCTAATACAAGCCTATTGTTGTTTATGCGCCCAGCAGTTGGATACATAAATCTTGCTCCAGCTTTACTCATATAAGTGCAAGGAGGGTGCGCTATGATTAAATCATAATTGCCACTATATGCTTCTTTTAAGGCATCTCCTTTAATATGGATTTCGGGGTATCCGCCTGAGCAATCTAAAATGTCGCAACTATAACTTTGTATGTTCAATTCTCTAAATGCCTTTGCCACGGTTTGGCTTTCTTCGCACGCTACTAATACTTTCATAATTCTAATTTATTGTCTTTAATAATTTCTTTTAGCTTGTCTATTTCGTGTTTATGTTCTGCTATTATTATTTGATTTCTAAGATTAGCTTTACATTCTAAATAATATTCTTCTTCA